CGGTCAACACCATTTAATAAAAGAATGTCTCCGTTACGGACAACCTTTTGAAGTGAAGAACTAGAGTCAGCGTCAGTAAAGCCTGAAGCGTCAGCCTCTACTAAACCGTCAAAAGTAAGAACGTCGTGATCAGCAACAGAAAGAGCTCCGTCAAGGACTCCTCTTTGAACCTGGTGTAGACGAGCTTCCTCGAAAAACTGAACACTATCTGCAGTCCCATTAGACTTGATAGCTCCAGTCATTTGTAAAAATCCAGAAATGCCTTGATTACCAAAAGTCTTTGATAATTTAGCACGTACGTCTGGGGCGTTAACTTCTTTAATGAAGTCGTATAGAGACGTATACTTTGTAGGATCCGATAACGTAAAAGCGTTATAGTTAACGCCTTTCGGAGCAGATCCAAAAGTAAACTCTCTACCTGAGCTTTGTGAAATAGCCATGATTTACAATTTTTGTAGTTATACTTTAAATGTCATGCCAGCATTACCTCCGAGTGCGCTTAATAATTGTTCTTCAAGTTTATTTCTTTGATCTGGTTGTTGATTGATATTTGGTCTGCTCGCATCAACATTTGCTGCTTGTGACACAACACCTCTTGTACCGTCACTCAATCCTTGGTTATAGATTGACGAAATGATACCGTCGATATTGTCTACAAGAGCTCTGTGTGCATTGAGCTTATCAAAATCCCAATCTCCAGAATCACTTACGTAATCGTTGAAGTACTCATCAAGCTTTGAGTTTTTTTGTACAAGCTGCTTTCTGTAGTTGTCATCAATACCAAATTTAAACGTTTCGTTTCCTGGTAAATCAAACTCTAGATAACCGAAGTTATTTGTTCTAGCAGACATACTCTTAACCCAATCCTCATCGATAGGACTATCCATGTTGCCCGTTTCTGTTGCAGGAGCTTCGTATGAAGATCTTAATTCTGTAACAGATTTACGAGCTTTTTCCGCATCCATCTTAAGCTGAAGCTTAGACAACTTTATCTCGTCTTCACTATGAAAATCTTCGTCTAGCTTGTACTTGTTTTTAAGTAACAGAGCTACATCATCAGATGTAAGACTAGGGTTTTCAGCGGAAACTTGCAAACGCACTAAGGACATCTCATCCATTTCGGATGGATCTAATGATTGGTATCTATACCACTCCTCTGGTGTTCTACCAGTTTCTACGACGAATTTGTTGATCGCTGCTACACGCTCATCAATTTCTACGGGTTTATAAGAAATAGCTTCAGAAATAGAATCAAAACTATCGAAGTCTTTACCCAGCCTTTCGCTTAGGAATTGAAGAACCTCTTGGTCTACATTTATGTCTTCTGCTTTCGCTTCTTGTTGTACAGGCTGTTCTGCCTGTGGTGCTTCTACCTGTTGAGTCTCTGGCTGAGGCTCTGGGGTAGGTGTTGAAACCTCGGCGTCAGGTTGTGCCTGAACCTCGGTTTCTTGTGGCTCCTGTGTAGGAGCTTCTTGCGTAGGTGGCGCATCGCTAATAGCGAAGCCAGCTGACGCCATTGCTTCTTCTAAGTCTTTATTCATATTACATTAAATTTATTTATATACGTTTTAGTACTCTACATGAAGGTGGATCTTCACGTTATCCGTTCCGTCAAAGTCTGGTGCTCCTACATGAACAACCCCAGCCACAAATATTTCAAAAGAACCTGAGTGGCCTTTAAGTATCAAAGGGATAAATGGACCTTCACCACTATTATTAGCTCCTTTTTGCTGTGATCCAGAAGGATAATACAAAGCAGTAGTATCTATAACATCATTGTCTAAACCTGCACCAGCATCTGTTAGAGCTAAAAACGATTGACCGATATATTTATTAGAGGTAAAGTCTGCATGACCAATATCAGCTGTATCATCTAAAGTACCTAAAGTAGCTTGTGTATTTTTTTTGAAAAACAAAATACCAAGCTTAGTATCATCCTCTCCACCACCGTTAGCAACCTCCATGTGAACACTTAAAAGTTTACATGCTCTTGCAGGAAGAGTAATCGATGTAAGATTAAAAAATACATCTCCTGCTGCATGAGCTCCGTCTACCGTTGTTGGGTTTATTGTTATAATATCAAATGCCATAGTTTCTTAATTATTAAGCTAGTGTTCCAAATACCGCAAATTCAACCACGGTTCCGCTTGTTGATGTGTAGGCTTTGAGACTTAGATCACTTGAGCCTGGCATGTATGCAAACTGTCCACCATGTAGTTGCAACACATGCGTATCTGTGCCGTCGCCATCAAAATAACAGTATATTACATTATCACTAGCATGGTAGTCATGAGTGTTCTTTATATATATAATGCTAGGAGAACCGAACTCATCTGCGGTGTCTATAGTCACCTGACCCGAAGCTGTCCCTACAGCTGTAGAGGTAATCGCCTTACGGGCTATGCCGCTAGTATGAGTACATGTGAACGGTGTGCTGGTAGATAAAGACAGCGTGTCACTAGTTATGTCTGAACTTGATAATGATAATGTTGATGTTAATGTTGCCATCTTATTTTAATTTCTTCTTTTGTATAGTGCAAATATAGGGAATCTAGGAAATCTTATTTTTTACCGAATGTCTTCTTCTGACTCTTCGGTGGGCGCTTACTGTGCCCTCCTGCTTTCCATAAAAATCTGTTAGCCCAATATGCGGCACTACCTTTACGTTTAATATTTTTTGCGTGTCTACTCTTAAAAGCTTTTCGTGCTTCAGGGCTGTAGTTGTTCCCCATCTTCTGATCACCAAAACGTACTACCTTTCCTCCCTCTTGCCCAGGCCCTATTGTAGAAAGAACTACAGCTTTTTTTGTAGAGTGGTTTCTTGTGAGCTTTGGTTTGTTAACTCCTTTAAGACCAAGCTTTTTTAATTTGTCTTTTATAGCCATCAGAAGTCGCTCATTATAATTTCATCAATAGCACCTTGAACGTCAGACTTATTTACCTCCATCGTCATCATAATATTCGCCTGGAAGCGATCCACCTCCTCTCCGTTGTTGAACACAACGATTGTTGGTACCACGACGATCTTGTGCTCCATCTGTAATTCTGGAGCATCTGCAATGTCTACACGAGTTGTTGTGCAGTCGTTTAATTTTTCTATCCAAGGCACACTGTTCTGAGAGTTAAACGAAGCGTTAAACTCAGCAACACATATGCCGTCTTGATTAATTTCTGGGGCACTCTCCAGAGGAGATACATGCACCACCATTAACAAGGATAGAAGCGATAATACAGACAGTAGAGCAGTTTTCATTATTCATCATTTCAGTTTATCTATTTTTTCTTCGATGCGGTCTAAATCTTCTTTTAATTCAGACACATCTTCTTGAGTTGTCATAATTGTTTGTCGTACAAGTTGATCTTTCATATCAAACTCCATACGAGTAATTTCTGGATCTGTCGGTTCGGGAAGCTCCATAGCTAAGGCTATATCAGCTTGCAAAGCAAACCACATTCCTATAAGAGCTGCTAGCCCCGCTACACCCATACCTATTGTTTTTAGGTCTAGTGTTACTTTAGTATCCTCTCCTACTTGTTGTCCCATTTTACAAAATTACATAATTTATTCCTACAGAGAAATCGTGCCATTCTCGGTTCCAATACTTATTGTATTTACCCTCTAAGAAAACACCAAGACTTTTATTTAATCTCCACCCAAAGATAAGGCCTGCACCGTAATCGATCCATTGCTCTCCGTTAGTGGTTTCAAAATAAGAATATTCACCCTCCGTCTTTAAATGATAAGGCATTACGCTAACCCAAGAATGCAGCCAAAAGTCCTTTGTAAACTGATAATAGTCGTAACCTAAAACAACAGAGTAGTTCCATTGATTGGGCAGTTCACTGCGCTTACGATCTACGTAATCGTCTATGACTTGAGGGACAACAACTTGTTCCCAAACGTCAGAACTATTGGCTATAAGCTCTCCGCTGGGAGTAAAGTACTCTTCAGCCTGAACATCAACAGTATACCCTTCTTGTAAAGCAAGGCTTGTGTAGTGCAAGTTACCGTTAGGCAACACCCATTCATCCAAAGGGTTGTATCCATAGGGCTCTGATATACGCTGTGCTACACCAACATTAAAACTAAGCTTACTGTTTACATTTAACCTAAACCTTTGAGAACCTTCAAAGTATTCTACATCAGCAAAACCGTCTTGTAAGTACTCGGCTTTAGCTATCCAATTTTTTGCTACATAACGCAAGAAATAGTCTTGATCTAAGAACTGCCTTCCTTGCTGTCTGCGCCAGTCGGCTTCGAAAAGAAACTCAAATCCTTTTACTTTTCCGACATTTGCTGCATCACTGTAAGATCTTTCGGTTCCGTTGTAAAAAGTGTTGGCTCTGTTTTCATAACCAAACCTTGCAATTTTTCTAACGCCTAAAGTAAAAGAGTAATCAAAAGGGGTTTCAATAATATCAGCCTGCAATCCGTTTGTAACAGAATAAAGATTATCATCAGCTACAGAATTACCACCACTTACAGCAGCGTAAAATGTAGCAAACTTAAATGTTTTTTTTAGCGTTTGACTTTTAGCTTCAAGTGATGATCCTAGTATAAATACTACAATCATAATTAAAGCATAAGTAATTATCGTTAAATCCCTTTCTTTTTTCATTACACTTCGAACCCAAAGTTTAGAATCATAAATCTAAAGCTTTTTGCGTAACGTATTTCTAGAACAGTAACCGTTCCTAGCCTCCATTCTAAATGATACTTTTCTTTTTTGTTGCCAGCCTTCCAGCTGTTAATCCAATCTATTTTCATGACTTTATAATTTTCTTTTTTATAATTCTAGAGTTGTGTTGTATAACGACCTCATACACACCGTTTGAAAGGTGTGAGAGGTCTATTGTTTTGTTTATAGTATTTTCTATTACGATCTGTCCAAAGACATTGTAAACGCTTGTCAAAGACTCAGAGGGTGCCTGTACATTTAATATTTCGTTTATAGGGTTAGGGTATACATTATATACATCGTGTATATCATATACTCCTTGTGGCCAACCCTGCTCGCAGTAAGAGTACAAATCAACACAGGTTTCATCCCAAGCAACTTCACAACAGTAAGGATCTATATCTATAATCCAAGCATAACATCCATCGTTTAGCCAGTAGGGCTCACCAGGACCTCCTATACATCCTGCATCATATAAGCAAACCTCTTCATCTGGAGTGTTTGCTAGCTCATTGTAATTAAAAGCATCGGGGTCCATACAGTCTACTACTACCTCTATACAAGAGTCTTCTAGCTCTGTGTTAGCATCAGGGTTGTAGTTAAATGCATCTGGATTCATACACCCATATATATAAGGTATACAGCTTCCGTTTTCTGTATTTGCTTCTGCATTATAATTAAACTGTGTGGGATCAGTACATCCAAAAATTACTGGCACACAATCCCCAGCGTCTGTTGCTAAAGGGTTGTAATTAAATGCCAACGGGTCTTGACAGCCTGCAACTTCTAGCTCATCACACACACCGTCAACATCATAGTCATTGACACACATGTTTTCACAGTCGTAATACTGTACTGGATAATTACACTCAGAGTTTGTGTTAGCATTATCATCGTAGTTACACGCTGTTTCGTCAGTGCACCCATATACATAAGGTATACAACTATCACCGCAGTATGGCGTAAAGTGATATACCGTCCAGTTAGGCCCCGTAAATGGTTGAAGGGCACCTTGTCCGTTGTTTATAAATGGGTTACTGCCTTCAGACAATAAAGTATCTCCAGCTTCGTTAAGAACATATACAGAGTTGTGAAGCGTTTGAAAGGCAAGCTCCTGAGATGACTGCTGCTGGTTACCAGCTTGGAAGTAATATATATCAACCTCCTCATCAGAGTCCAACACAATATCCCATGATTGATAAAACTCCCCAGGCCCTACAGTAAATAGCCACTGCTGTTCTCCCTGCACCATACCTATCTTAGAGTTGCCCCACCCATCAGCTGCGTCATCTTCAAGCACAATATTCAAGGTACATGGACCAACAAGATCTGCTATCGTTGCCGTGCTGTCGTAATTTAGTGCTTCAGAATTTGTACAGCCCCAAGTGTGTAGTGTTTCACAAGTATCTGGCAACTCAGCATCTGGGTTGTAATCTACATAATCATCATCCATGCACCCATAAACAGGAAGTGCTGGAGGACACGGGTCAGGGAATATAGCTCCTGAATACATTGTATTGCCGCCATCAAATTCTGTAAAAGCAAGATCCTCTAACTCCCATATGATGCTATCGCAAGACGTTATAACACATGCTCCGTCTTGTCCACCTGAAGCGTAACCATTTAACCCATCCCCAAACTCATCTACCAAGATTAACTCAAATCCTAAGCTAACACAGAAATCGTAAGTGTATGTAGCATTTTGATCTCCAAAGTCAAATTCACCTGGAATAACCTGATCATATGGCTGACCATCAGCTATGTTAACCAATGTAAAGCCAGTCTCGCCAGGCCATGTATCTAGTGTAAGATTCATAGAAACAAGAGTCTCGGTAGAATCACATTCAAACACATTGCAGCTACCGTTATCAGTATTAGCCCAAGGATTGTAGTTATTTGCAATAGGATTAGTGCAACCAGGAAGAGGAGGTGTGCATGGATTAAGAGTAAAAGGTATAGTGTCTAATGCTGCATCAAAGTCATATACTGCTGTATCCAACCCACATGTATTGCTTATCCTATACCAACCTTCTCCAAACTCACAACATATACCGTCTCCAAAAGAATCCATCATTACAAACTCATAGTCCCCCGATGGCAAAAACACCATATAGTTTTGCAAAGTGCTGTTTTGGAGTGGCGGGCTAACGGCTACAATATTTGAATCGCTAAGTATTTGCCACGAATTTTCACCAGCATACTGATCTGTTTGAACCTGAACATCCAACCAGCTTCCTTGGCCTAGCATGCATGATGCTAGTATCCAGAATAAAAATACTAGTAGATAAGATTTTCTTTCCATTACGTTAATGTTATTGACCCTGTTTTAGTTGTTGTAACTGGACTCTTACCGCTAGTGTCTGTTTCTACTACCGTTATAGGTAAACTATAAGTAGTTGTTTTACCTGAAACAGTTGTAGTAAATTCACCAAAAGTAATAGCTGTTGATTTGTTTGCGTCAGCTACCCTAGTAACCACGTTAAGTTTACTACCAATAGCTGTGCTAGCTGTTATCTCGTTAGCTTGAGTTGTAGATATTGTGGTAGTATCACCTGCTAAAGCCGTAGACCCGCTAGTTCCTAAAGTCATACTAGTCTTAGCTGTGTTGGCTGTAATAGCGCTTGCTTGACTTGTTGTTATACCAGTCTTATCGTTGTTAGTATCTATTAGACCTCTAAGATAATCAAGCTCTTCTTGCAGCATTCCAACCTGATACATAATAGCTGAGATTAAAGGCTCTTTGTCAGGTATTAGTGCTAGCCTTTGAGCATGACCAGCATCAAACTCATCTTTGAGCTTGTTTTTGTCGTCACCAGTTTGAGTGTGTATAGATGTATATTTTGCGGTTTGTAATGCCATAGTATTAAGTTGTTAAGTTAAACACTAGTTCTATAGTCATGTTTTGACCACCATCAGGATCTTCAGTTGGATCTATCCTGATAGCCATAGACTCACCTTGAACAAACGTGTTTGTTACAGAAGTAAAATCAAGCTCTACGGTAGCTTCTGCACCAACACTATCAGTAAGAGCTCCTTTGGCTGTACTAACTTGATTGCCAGCTGTGCCTCCATACAATTTTACCTCTGTACTTCCCATATCAGTTTCGCTTCTTAACCAAATGGTTTTAACAAACCCGTCGTAAGGAAATGTAAAGTGCGTATACTCTGGTGAAGATGTAGATGTATTTTGTTCACTAATACTTCCATTTAGAGGTACGTATCTAGCAAAAGGAAAGTTTAAGAAAAAACCAGAGTTAAGAAAGTGATGGTGAACATTTGTTGTCTGTATTTCATTACCCTCAATAGTAACTTTACCAGCAGCTGATCTAGCTATAGTAGTATCTAACGCACCACCTATTTCTATTGTGCCGCCTAGTTTTAATCCACCAGGAACGTCTAAAAGTCCACTTTGAGGATTATAAACAAAACCAGATGTATCATCTAAAAGATTGTTTGACTCGTCATGAAACACTACAGGAAAATCAGTGTCAGCATTGCTATCGGCAACACTAACCCCACCTGCAACAGCTGCGATACGATCATTAATAGCAGCAGATGTCATTAGGTGTTCATCAGAATCTACAAACTCACCCGCTAAATCTATATCATTAACAGCATGACCGCCCAGCTTAAGTGCTGTTGTTACTGTTAGGTTTCCAGATATCGTAGTAATTGAGGCAGCTCCGCTAGCTACGGTTACATCAATCTCTGCGTCAGCATCGCCATCTACAAGAATCAACCCGCTTTCAAGGTTTCCACCAGGACCATCGTGAGAAGCTACTTGTAAGCTAAGCTTACCCCCTTCAGATCCAGCATCAGACTCTTCAATCTCAGCAAGTATCCTAGCATAATTATTTATGCCGTCACCAGTGTCGCTTGCTGTAAACTCTATCAACCCAATATCAAATCCGTCTGTTTTTGAAGTGCTTTTCTTAAGTCGTATAATACAAGGAAGGCTACTAGCATTAGTATTGTCCAGTTCAAAAGTAGGCCCTCCTACAGAGCCAGCGCCAGTTAATGTTAACTTCTCAGAGCTAGAGAACCCAGCAGGGGCAAAATGTAAGTTAGAATAAGATTGAACAGCGCTAGTTCCGTTTCCAACAAGAATTTGACCTGATGTATAATCTGTACCTCCTGTACCGCCATTGGCAACACTTAAAGCCGTGCCCAATGTTAGACCTGTTGTTACTGAAAGATTCCCAGCTACCGTAGTAAGCGAAGCAGACCCATTACCAACAGTTACATCAACCTCACCGCTAGCGCTTCCATCTTGTAATACTAAACCATTAGCTAAAGTTCCGTCATGAGAAGCTACTTTAAGCTCAAGCTTTCCTCCTTCTTGACCATGTGTTGCCTCAGCAATAGACCCTACTATTTTCACATAATCTTGATTGGCATTACCTGAAGCATCATCCCCATTCCACTCTATAGTTCCTAACACATCGCTATTTGCTCCGTCTGAAGGGTTAGAAAATAGCAACAAACCACCACCGCTAGCATCATTAATACTATTTAAAGATAAAGTTGGCGCTGTAGATGCATCAATTCCAGTTATTTGCAATAGACTAGCAGTGCTAGTAAAAGTTAAAAGACTTGAAGTTTCTACTGCGCTTGTTCCATTGCCTATAAGAATATTAGCATCTGTTAAAGATGTAGCTCCTGTACCTCCATCGCTAACTGATAATGTTCCAGTAATAGAAGAAGCCCCAAGATCAACAGCTAACTTATTTGACTCTATAACTAAACCTCCGTCAGATTTTAAGTCAGTAGATAAAGTACCTGTCGTCAAGTCTAAGCCGTCACCAGCTGTAAATGTAGTTCCTGCAGCACCTGCTGCACCAGTAGCGCCAGTGGTACCAGTAGCACCAGTAGCACCAGTAGCACCAGTAGCACCAGTTTCTCCTTGAGGTCCTTGTGGTCCTTGTGGACCAATACCGACATCTACAGATAAAGTATTCTGGGTTTGTATAGCTGTAGTATGCACATTGGTAGTGCTAGATAAAGCTAAGTTTACCTCGTCACTGCCTACGGCCTGCGTAAGCACATTAGTGCCTGTCGATATGCTTAAATTTATATCGCTCATACTGTAACATCCTCATTTACTTGTAACACGCCATGAAGCCATGTTTGGGTTACACCAGACACTATAGTTTGCAGATCGTATGTGTACAGCCCGCTAGCAATCACAGCCATAACACTTGATGATATAGTAATCGTAATGACACCAAGCGAAGTACCAGTAATAGTTAACTGATCATCTGTTATAGTAGAGTCCTCAGAGGTATCTGTAGCACGCACCTCCATCTTAAAAGAGTACGTAGTAAGATCTACTACTGCACCAGCAGCGTCAGTGACATTTATAACAAGAGAAAACGTATCGCCTTTTCTGCAGGTAACGTCTAATCTTTTGGATACATCTAGGTTTACTACTGAACTCATATCATTGATTGTAAAAAGTTTTGTATATCTTGATTGTCAGACTCTACATCTGCTAAGGGGGCACGCTCACCTTTCCTTTGAGAGATAAGTTTAGATTGTTCTACAGCTTGCTTTTTAACCCTGCTGTCTTTTCTGTCGTCTTTCATCGTTTCTAGCTTCTCTCTAAACATCTGCTCTCCAGAGCGAGAGCCTCCAGCCATTTGAGCCTTTAACTGCTCTAGCTGCATACTCATCTGATGCATAGCTTGAGCTACTTGCACATCTACCTGACCTTTAAGCTGGATCTGTTGAGCTTCTAGCTGAGCCTGCATCTGCATCTCTTGTTGCTTAGATTGCGAAGCTGCCTGAGCTGCCTGAGCATTAGCTTGTGCTTGTGCCTGCATATTCTGCTGCTGCTGCTGTTGCAATTGCTTAACTCTTCTTTTTCTTCTTACAACAAGAAGCTTTTGAGCTTGGTCTATATCTTTTAATTGACGCACAGCCATAGCGTCTTCTAGATCTATTTCTCTCTGTGCTAAAGAAGCCTGTAAGTTTTGCTCTAAGAAAACACGGTCATCGTCGGACATTGTTTTAACAACCCTTACCCCAAAGTTATACATAGGTAAATCTTTAAACGAAGAAAGAATTTCCATGCTATGTTTACCTATAGCCTTTTCATATACAGAAAAAAGAACAGATCCCTCTGGAACAATTTGCAAACACTTTACAATATCTGCACAAACTTTTCTGTACAAAACAAGAGAGGCGTTTGTAATATCATACAGTGCGTTATTGCCAGCCGCAATAGCCTGCTGCTGCACTCCAACCAAAGCGTCTCCTTTAGGAGTTGACGCATCCATAACTTCGTTAATACCAGTAGCGTCACGAATCATACGTAAGTAATGGTTGTAAAGATTTATGTACGAATTTATATTTCGTATTTGATTGTCTATAGAACGTATCGGGGGGTTCTGAAAACCTCCCTCTGGGTTCTTAGAACGGTAATACATAACACCAGTTTGCTCGTATATATCCTGTATCTCTAAAGGACTAAGCTCACCACCTCTACCTAGCTGTACATTTTCTAACCCTTCTATATCTATAATCAATCCATCAGGCTTTGCCTTAGCTATAGATTGTTGAATCTTTAAATGAGTAAGCTGAAGCTGATCAGCAAATCCAGTAACACTACCTACCAAAGACTTTGGCATCATTCGCCTAACGTTTGTACAAGCTATGCTGTAAGACAACGTAGCTCTAGAAAGATCGTGAACGTTTTTAGGTATGTTCTTTTGTTGAGAGTAATTAAAAAGCCTACCTGTATCAACAATATAGCAACCTCCATACACGGTTTCTACATCCATCTTATATGGCTTTCTGTCGTAAACAGAATCACTAACTGGCTTGTATTCGCTACCCTTAAAGTAAAAACCTACATTTCCAAACTGAGACTCTTTGCTTTCGTAGTAAACTTCATCTACGCTTTTAAACTCAAACTGCAATACGTCTATAAGGTAATCGTCATACCCATACGTCATCTTTCTACCACTCCTATCGTAACCTCCGCTAGCAAACTTTCCAGAATCGTTATAGCTTTTATGCATAACCTTCTGCGCCATTTCCTCATACTCCTTCTCAGTAAAATCATCACCCGCCATGCGCTTTAGATCCATAATAGACATACGCTTTACGTGACCTGCATACACAATGTCCTCCATGTTGGGATCGTCTGTATAGCTATGGACAAAATAAGAAGGATCTACATACTCTTCTGTAATACCGTAATTAGGATCGTTGTTTCTTTTAGTAACACCAACACCGCATACCACTAAGTCTTCAACGCAACGTCTATATATATTGTCGTCAAAGTTGTTCCAGTCGAGAGTTAAAGACGTAGCTAGTTGAGCAGCTATCTCTGCACTGGTTTTAATATTTTCATCTAAGAAAATTTCAGCTTCTTCTGTTGTGTCTGGCACACTCTCTGGATCAAGCTCCATAGACAAACCTAACTGCTTTGCTTCGGTAAAATCTTTTTTGTTTTTTATCGTAGAAGTTATCTTGGCCTTTTGCTTCTCTTTTTCCTGCTTAGATACAGGATCGATAGCTTCTAAAGCTGGATATGGTTTACGAGAAAGAACTCTGTTTACAACAACCTTTACAAACTTTGGTACTATAGGTACTGGAGACCAATCTAAATTCAATAAAGTTCCGTCACCATTGTTCGGATCAAGAGAGTTTAATATTGATTTATATATAGATGTATCTTGAGTTCCGTTAGCGTAGTCTCGATTTTTTTCAAACTCATACATCCTACGGTTTAGTAGAGATGAAGAGTCTTCGCCAGAGCCCCACTGCCCGTGGATAGCTTTAGCGTACTTTAGTCCATAATCATTTGAAGCCTTTTCTACGGGACTTGCAAATGGATCTGGGAAGTTGCCGTATGTTCCTTTACTTTGTCCGTACTCCATTATGCTTCAGTTGTCATATCTGCAAATATACTGTTTTTCACTTTTTTATAATTGAGGGTCCTGAAGAGTTGTACTTATATCTCCTGAAAAACTTCTTATCTTCAAAATTAGTTCTTTTTTCTTTAGCCTTTACTTTCTGTGCAGCAAGCAAAGCAAGGCCTGAACTTATGGTAAGGTCATACTTGGTTCTGTCATTTATCTTAAAACCAATCCAGTCTTCTAACGTTCTATTAAAATACATCTTTCCCATATCACCTTCTTCGTTATACCCAACATGCTGATGTATGTAATCTTCTACAGCTTGAGCATGAGCTTGTAATACATCTTGTGAGTTAGAAGGGATGCCTTTTGTTTTAACATTGGTACTATAACTAGATGACTTTAAATGATCTGGTCTATCTAAAACATATCCGTCATAACCACGCTCCTCAAAGTAGCGTACTATACCATACTTATTATTCTCAATAAGTAAAGGATACCCATAAAAGAAAGAAGCCATAAGTATATCCTCGTAGAATATTTTAGCCATAGGTGGGCGACTCATATATTCTGCAACAAACATATTAGAGGGGTGCACCATATTAAACTTGTTAAACAAATGGCACGCACCTTTAGACCCCCTTCCATCAACAGTAGCGTCAAGATCGTAGGAGTCAACGCCCCCACAACCGAATGAAGCGTTTGGCGCAACAAGCTTTCCTCTTTCGTAAGTTCTTTTGTTCTGCATTTCTGATGGAGGCATCCAAGCTACCCTCCACCTTCCGTCAGCCATAGGCCTAAACGCAACCCTCCCGTCACGCTTTCCATCTACCCACACAAAGTTTCCTTGAACAACAGGGTTAGGGTATAAGTTGTCATTGTTTTCTATTTGCTCATAAATCTTCCCTATGTTAAATAGACTACCTTCTATACTGTCTCTAAAAGCTTCTTCAGGAGAAAAGGGAAATTGACGGATAAATTCATTAAGCTCCCTAGCGTCAGTCTTCATAGCAGACCTTTCATTTTTCAAAAAAGTCTTAGAGCCAAAAGCCACTACCTCTCCATCGATACCTTCTACTGGAGACTTAGGGTCTTCTATAACGGGATCTCCGTGGATGTCAAAGAATCCTTCTAACGCATCGTATGCTGGGACAAATAGTCTGTATAAACCAGAAACGGTTCTTCCGTTAGCATTGCGCATACACGGATCAGAATCATCCCATAACTTTTTATACTGCTTACCACCTTTGTCCATAGGGTTGACTGTACTACCCACTAAAGACTTCCCCACTATCTTTCTACCTACAATAAGGCAAGTCCTTTGTATCCTCCAAGCCTCCTTTATATCGGTAGGCTTTTCCCACTTACCTGCCTCATCAAGATACAATAGGTGTAGCTTTTCCCCGTCATATGCGTTGTTAGTGGTATTCTTCCAATTGATAATCGTATTCAATGCCTCACCTTTTGCAGAAGTTTTATTGTTTTTTGTAATACGTTTTGACGGCTCTCGGAAAGCTAACTCCATACGTGGGTTTGTTGTACCGTCCTGTATCGGTTTAAAAAAGAAAGGGTACGATTTAAAAATCGGGACCACCTTTTTCATAAAGATGTTTTCCTGAGCGTCTTTACCTGTTTTCGACTGGATCCCCAAAAGCTTGTCTTTAACCTGTGTAGCTTCGTCCACAAGAACAGAAGCACAGATATTGGTATAGCCAGAGCGACGACACTTAGTATATAGCTGACCGATACAGCGAGGATCAGACTCGCACGCACACATGTGTAAATAGATTTCACGTTGGTAAGAAAGATACGACGGGTAGCCTATATCTATTCTGGACCATTGTAGGAACATGTAATGACGCCCCGATATATATGTAGGTGTGCCGTTATTATAAAACCAAAAACCCTGACGCCTACGTCTATACTCTTCTTCGACATACGGACGAAACCTTTTTCTAAACTCGCTCGGCGCCTCCATCCACTCGTCCATGCTGCGAATCCTAAGCAGCTCTTTGGGTAGTTCTTGACGCCTCCAATATTGATCCTCCTGCGGAAGGTCGTGGAAGGCAATATCGGAATCGGCTGGTTGTTTGGGAAGCATAATGTGTAGACCACTGATTGTGACAACTTCACCCTGCGTATCATCGGGGCATATGCTAATAGCTTGTTCATTATATTCTTCTATGTTTATTAAATTACTCAATACGTTTTACCATAACGGTTAGACTTAAAACTAGCTATCCCAGACTTGGGGTTAGCTAACTCCATATACTTTCCACACTCATCGCAAAGGACATCATGGATAATACCTTTCCCCTCTACAAACTTAATAGTAACACCTGATTTATTTATAACTGTATCGTTACAGCTGCATTTATAATCTGCCATTGTTTATTTTTTAGAAAAACGTTCTGCAAAACCACTACTGTAATCAACCTCTTCTTCTATCTTTCCGTTGCTAGAAAGATCTTTTAACATCTGCTCTAGCTTCTGGCGCTCTATAAGAAGCTCTTTACAATCTATAGCAGTTTGCTTTATAGACTGAAGCTCAGCCTTACGTGCACTACCATTGATTTCTTGATCGACGGGTTTTTTAATCTCGCTGATCATATTATCTATAGCTTGCTCCATAGAGGTCATAAGCCTCTTAGCTGCACTCGCTGTCGTGAACTTTGGCATATACTATATCGTCTACTCTCATTCTATAAACTACATCGCCATTATCTAGCTTTATTTTATAGTCAGAGTTTTTATCAAAAACCACAATGTCTCCTGGCTTTACGCCTTGAGCTTCTAACTCAGGATGAGGCATATATATCTCAGCTTCATTAGCCAACTCTTTCTGTGTAGCGAGTTCCGTTATGATACCACTTTCAGTGACATCATCCTCCCTTTCATCTACAGGCAAAACAAACAGCCAGTCACAAAGCATATGTAACTCACCAGAATCCTTTTCTCTATAAGCTATAGCTTGGCTCATCCTACCGTTTTCTGGATCGTAAAGAACAAGGTGTCTTTTGTCCCCTAAGTTTAGAGCTGGGTTTGTCGTTACGTGATGATGAAATATAAGAGTATCGCCAGGCTTACACTGTAGCTCTGGGTGTTTCATAGGTCCCGTGATAATTTCTCCGTAGGAAATCC